TAGCATCGCTTTTAAACCCCATAAAAGATGCCGCTTCTTCAGCGGTAGCCCCCATTTTAAGAAGCCGTTTACGGGTACGGGCAAGCCCCTTACCTTCGCTCATGGCTTTCATTTTTTTACCGGATGCAGTGGTTACAACTGCAATCACGGTATCAGATTTGGTGATGTATTTAGAACGCCTGTCACGGCTTGTGGGCCTTCTGGCTTCTATTTGCAACAACGTCCTCAAAGCGCCAGTTTCAATTGGGGCTTTTTGTTGTGCCAAATCTAAAACTGGTTTGATAGCGGCTCTGGCAGCGGGAATAAGAACTTTGCTTCTGGCTTTTTTGTCGCCGATTTCTTCCGCAAGTTCTTCAAAGGCTTTCATTGCGTCACCGATGCCTTCTAGCTTGATGGTAACGCCGCCCATGTTATGCCCCCGGCTTGATAATCTTTTGGAACAATTGATTGTTCAGTTCGCTGACATATTGGACAACTTCGTTAGGTGTCATCTTGTCTGCGTGTTTTGCCGCTATTTCATGTGCAAGGCTAATTGCTGTCAACTTTTGCTGTTGAAACCCAAACCAGTCCTTTCTAGAACCGGATTGGGAAATCAAATAACTTAGCAAATCGTTTGTGTCTTTTATTGTCGTATTCATAGCTTATTCTGTTGTTTCTTTGACAGCAGTATATGGGTTGTATTTCTTCAGAAGTTCCAGCGCAATTGCTTCTGCTGTATCAGCTTTTACTTTTGCGTTTGCAACTTCTGAAGCAGAGACTGGCAAACCACGGGCAATCAAGTCTAGATCGCCATATGCGGAAACCAGCACATCAAGGGCTTCAGACACTTTCATTATGTGTTGCTCCAGCCGTATTGATTACCACGGGGGTGAATTGTGAAAGTGCATTTGGCTTCAGCATTAGGCGATGCGTCAATCTGAAATTCACTGACACGGCCATTAATGCATAAGCAACGGTACTTGCTCCGTCCACAGCGGCAATTACAAAAGTCCGATCAACAATGCCGCTATAAGCATCAGAACGAATCTGAAGCAAAGCAGTATCGGACGGATTCCAAGCAGCCGTAATGGTCATGCTGGTTGGTGCCGATTGTGTTGGGATTTTGTCGGACTGGCGAGAACCAGCAACCGCAAAGTTTGCAACAGCATCGTCCTGACCAAATGCGGGGATTGCTTCAACGGGCACTTGCACACCAGCAGAGCCAGTGCCATTCGCAGTAGTGCCAACAATAGTCGCAACTTGCCCACTCCAAACAGAAAGGTTAGCCGTGGTCAGTGCCGTAGGGGTTGCAGCAGATTGCATCCAAAGTGATGCGCTAAAACCCGGTAGAACTTTATTTGGTGCAGCCATGATTACTCCTTAAACGTTGTTGGACCAACCATATTGGTTGCCGCGTGGATGAATTGTAAAAGTGCATTTCGCTTCTGCGTTAGGCGATGCATCAATCTGAAACTCGCTTACACGACCATTAAAGGCGTAATAAACAATGTTTGTTCCATCGGTAGCAGAAATAACAAATGTGCGATCAATCACGCCAGAGTAAGCATCAGCCCTCATAAGCAGCAAATTGGTATCTGAAGGATTCCAAGCTGCAGTGATTGTCATGCTGGTGGGGGCAGATTGCGTAGGAATCTTGTCAGATTGACGCGAACCAGCAACAGCGAAATTGGCAACGGCATCATCTTGGCCGAATGCAGGAATAGCCTCAACCGGCAAAAGATTGCCAGAAACAGCGATTGCCGCAACGTTAGCCAATGTTGCAAGTTGGGTGTTTGTCAATGCCGTAGGGCTAGAACCAGATTGGCAATAGAGTGCAGCACTGAATCCGGGCAAAACTTTATTTGGAAGCGCCATTTTGAATTTCCTTCAAGTTGGTTAAAAAATTGTCTTATGCCTGAATGTATAGTGTGCAATCCAGAAAAACTTGTGCAAGTTTGTCCGTGTTGTCATAGCTGTTGTACAGCCACTGAATATCTGTCTTGGTTACCCAAAAAGCATCAGCGCCAGTGCCGTAATTCCCGCTATAACCGTGCAAAGATTGTAATATTTGATTGGAAATCGTGAAACCATCTTCAATGCCTTGGGTAAAAATACTTACCTGAAAAACAGGCGTATCTATACCTTTTACGCTTTGAGTTGAACCTGTATAAACAGGCTGATGCACATTCCTAAGATTCCATGTAATAAATTTTGGCTGTGTTGCAAAATTTCGGTTAAAAGCAGCATACACAGGAATAGGCGACACAACTGATTCCAGTTTTTGCTGGAATGCCTTGCCATATTGAACGACGCTGTTTTGTGATGCCATTTATACCGCCGTAACAGGGTCTGTTCTATAGCAAAGCAATGTAACTTTCATTCTGTCATTGCTTTCACGAACGTCTGTAATTCGCCAATCATGGTTGCGCCATGTGATTGAATACAGGTTCTGATTATTGACAATCTCTCTGGTGTTTGGCGTAAAGTTCAAAGTGAAATTCACCAAATCCTGATAGACACGGTATTTTTCAGAAATACGCAGACTGTTGGCAACGTCATGCGTCAAAGCGCGTGTCTTGAACCATTCGGTAATAGTCGTATCTTGTTCACCAAATGACGATTTGGTAAAAGCCAAATTATTGACCGTGATTGATTCGTAACGCGCAATTCCCATTTACATCACCAGCGGTTTGTAGGGACGCAAAAGAACATCAAAGCCCATTGGGATGGTCTTTAGATTCATTTCCGTGGTGTTGCTTCTGTTGTTGTACAGATGCGTAAACAACAGCAATGCCGCCTGCTTGATTTGCGGATACGTCTGAAGTGGATTAGCCGCTGTCGTGTATTCCACAAAGATAGGCGCGGTCATTGACGTATTAAGGTCCGTTGGCAAGTTTTGCACAAGCAATTTGTTCCCGGACGGATCATATTGATAGTCTGAACTTGCCAGCAAAACCTTTGTTGCCGGAAAATCATTGTTGTAATAACCCACAACATTGATTGTGACACCCGGCAGACTTGGATATTGATTCTGACTAACTTCAGGCAAATCAAGGGCCACAGGGCTTGCAATCAGGCTTTCTGAGCCATACCAAACACGATAAGTGATTGGGAAAATTGTCAGCCCTAGATAGTCCTCAACCGCGCCACGCACAGCCAGTTCCAATCCCTTCAGATAATCATCCTGCGATTCATCACCCCAATTGTTCATCTGATTGGTGATTTCGTCCAGTGTCAGCCATTGCGTAACGACATCGCGGTTGATTTGCTCAACCTTGACATAGTTAAACGGATTACGGGTAGCACCCGCAAACGGATAACCTGTGTTAATTTCTGAAGGCATTTCGGCTCCTATTAGGCAGCAGAAGCACGGACACCAGCAAACGGGTTTCTGACGGAACTAACCATACGTTTTTCAGCAAACATGGTCACAAAGCCGGGGGCTGTTTGCTCCATCATCTGGATGTTCATTTCCTCAATGTCTGCAATTGTCAGGAATTCATCCCAGTTTGCCAAATAGATCGGGAAATCATCAGACAAGAAAGCGTTAGCAATCACAGGCCAGCCGAAAATGTTGCCAACCGCAGCGCCATCAGCCTCACCCACTTCAAGGAACAGCGGCAAGCCTTGGCTGTCTTTCAGTTGACGCAGCGTCTGAATCATTGTGGGTGTCATGTGCCATGCTGTACCGGGCAAAGACCAGTATTGCGGGGGCAAGGCATTGGCAATGTTTGTTACCTTGTTATAGGTAATTGCCACGCCACCAAGGGAGACTGTGGAAATACTGTGGATGCCATCGGTAATTGCCGTACCGCTAGAACCATACGCACTTGCGCTGGCACTGACATACATATCAAGACCGCGCAGACCATCGGTGCCGCCTGTTGTTGTCGTGGTTGAACCAGCTTGGTCATCATTAATCGCCATAGAAGCGGCTTCTTGGGTCATAAATTCCAAGAAAAGGTCTTTAACCAATGCTTCTTGCAGGCCATTTACATCGGACAAAACAGCCGTTCGGATAGGCAATTGCGCCGTAAGAACGCGCACAGGCAACTGCCAAATGCTTGTGTCGGTGCTAGGCGTACCGCTGTTAGGCGTAAACGTGTAGCCCCAAGGGTTTGTTTGGTTTGTAGCGTTACCAGTCTTGGCAACAAACTGTACATCTGAACCAGATGCCATGATTTGCCTTGCGCCCAATCGGAATGGATTGCCTCGACGCAGCGCAGAAAATGCTTCATCAAAGAAAACGCGACCACCGATGCCAGAACCGGAACCAGTCAGAGCCGACGCTTCTGCCAAATTGATATTCACCTTGCCGCCTTCGGCAATGGCTTTTTTGATTCCGTCTAGGATTTTTTCGGTGATATTCATGGTTATTCCTTAGTGCTTGAAAAAGGCAGGGGCCGTAGCCCCCGCCAAATGGCAACGCATTAGGTCGCAGTGCCGGTGGAGCGATAACGCACCAACGAAAAGGGGTCACGAACTGAATTACAAAGTCTCTTTTCCCCATAAAATGTAATAAATCCGGGGGCTGTTTGGTCGTATCTCCGCAGAACCATGTTCAGGCGATCAACGATGGTGTGAGCCTTTTGCCAGTCGCCGAAATACATCGGATACAGGCTAGTGGTGCCAGCGGAACCAGTGGTAGCTTGGCTCGGGTTATCAAGATATTTGTTAACCGTAACATCAAAACCAAGCAGGCGACCAACGATACCGTCGGTTTCACCGGGGTGCATACGCTCAAAGATCGGAGTACCGTTGCTGTCCTTGAGGCCACGAATCTGCGACAGCAGAACGGGGTTAATCATGAACTTAGCGGTAGTGGTCCAGTACTGCTGCGGCAGAGCATAAACCATGTTCACAACGTCTTGGTAAGTGATGTTAGCTGCGCCAACAGTGTTACCGTTCGTGGTGATCTGGTCATAGGTTGCCAGAGAGTGCAGACCGCTGCTAGAACCGGTTCCAGAAGAACCATAAGCAGCCGTGCTGGTGGTGCCGCCAGTGTAGGTAGCGTTAGCGCCGCCGTATTGGTCCAGACCGCGCAGACCGTCTGTGCCGCCGTAGCCGCCAGAAGTCTGGTCGTTGTTCTGAATCATAGACTGTGCTTCAAGCTGTGCAAATTCCAGCAGCATGTCGCTAACCACGTTGGATTCCAGACCATCAATATCGTCCAGTGCGGCGGTACGGATGGGGAACTGGCAGTTCATGTCTTTCAGGACAAGTTGCCAAATGGTTGTGTTTTCAGTCGTTGCCGCGCCGTTGTTCTGGATGGCATAACCAAAAGCTGCACCAGCATCGCCCGTTTTGGCCCGGAACTGATAGCTA